GTTCTTCTAATGTTGCCATATCTAACCTATTGTAACTGTTACTGAGCCTACTGCTCCTGTACCACTAACACCACTAGGGTATGTTCTGTGGCTGTATAAGTCTCGAAACTCTACCCCATCATATGCTTGGTGTATCTCTCTTGTAAGGTTAAAGATAATATCACCTGCTACAAAATTCAACTCACCTATTTCGGAATCAGTGAATTGGGGTGTTCGATTTGGGTCGAACTTCCCTAAATTAATCTCTAAAACTCTTACTAACCTATTAAAAGTTTCTGTAGAGACTTCCTCCTCTGCCAGTGGTAATCTTGTTGGCAATAGCCTTGCCATTACCTCTTACCATCAGGTTGTATGTCCATTCTAGTATATCCTAATCTCCATTGCACACCTAATCTATTGGATGTGTCTGCATCATCATCACTTTGCAGTCTTAATACAGCCTGTCTGCCTCTAGCTCTGACATGCAACTGATCTGTGTTATTGGAGACATCTTTGGTAAATCTTGTGACCAATGTTTCAGCAGGCTCATTCCTTGTTTTTAAAACCATGTTGATTTGTGGTATGCCTGAGTCTGTGTTGGTGCCTGCAAACTTAATATCAGGTATGACTCTTCTAACAAACACAAAGTCATTGCCATCCTGTAAATCAAAGTCAGAGCTTTCTACAAACACATCATCCATGGGTGAACCATCATTGTCTTGCCCACTTTCTTGATTAAATAAAGTATTGGTTGCTGTAGCCAAAGGCTTATCAAATACATCTTGGTCTACCCAAGAGGTTCTTACTAATTGACCTATAGACCAGCTATCCTCTAAGTAGTTGTAAATTACATACCTAGATATTTCACCAGTGCTATCTTGTGTTGATGGGTAGAACCACCACACCTCATTAAATTCTTTATTGAGCAAACCAAAGACTTTGAATCTTTGACTCATATCAAGATTATCTAGCACATAACTTAAGACACTACATGACAGCCTTTTAACTGAGCCAGTGTAAGCATAGAAACCATCATCACTCATCCAAAAGACTCCACTTGGTGAGTTGATGCACCCATTGGGACTAATAAGACCTACACCTTGATTGATTAAGTTCACAGAAAAAGTAAGGGGCGGTCCAACAAAAGAAATGTTATATAAGGCAGAATCAGTCCAAACCAAGGTTTCTTGTCTAGCTCTTATGCCACCTATGATCTCACTGCCTGCTGATAATCTAACTGAACCTGCTGTGTTGGTTGTTTTTGGCTCCCATTCTGTAGCACTCTCTTGATCAGAGAAAGCTATAAACATAGGGTCAATGGTACCAGTTCTAGCTGTGCCACCTGCATTAAGTGGGTCAGCACCCAAGACAAAGACATGTCTATCTGTGTCTGATACTATAACCTGTAAACCTTTTGTGGGAGATAGATTGCCTGCATTAAGTGGGTCAGCACCCAAGACAAAGACATGTCTATCTGTGTCTGAGACTATAACCTGCAAACCTTTTGTGGGTGAAAGATTGGCACCTGATAAGGCAGTAATGTTTTTGCCCCTTGTGGTTACACCATTTGACTCTTCCCAAATGTAAACACTGCCACCTCTGTTGTTGAATAATAAATTTTCACCAAAATTATCTGCTGACCAAAGCCTTAACTGGTTGGTATCAGATAGACTTGTGGTTGAGCCAAAGGTACCAATATTCCAAGCACCTACACCCCAACCTGTAGATTGCACAAAGTTATCTAAGCCAGTATTTATTTGATAGGTGCCAACCACAGATGAACCACCATTGCCTGAATCAGAGGCATTGGCTGTAACTGTTACTCCACTGGTATTCTTTGCTTCAACTGTGTAAGAGTTTGCATTGACAATGGTTGCTATTTGGTATTCTTGGTTGAGAACATTTGAATTGACATTGCCACCCAAGGATGATGCACCTGAGAAGGTCACAAAGTCATTTTGTACAGCACCATGACTGGTATCAGCAACAGTGATAGTAGCATCACCATTGGTTGCTGAGAAAGTCACATCACCTGCTGATGTGGTAAGCCTTATGGGTGTGACATCATTAAGGTTGTCACCTTCTTTTACATAAGTTTTTAAATTAGTGCCTACAAATAGGTATCTAGTGCCTTCTAATGCAATCCAGCCAAAGAGTTTTCTGCTGGTTCCTAAAAAAGTGTTGGTGGTATTTTTTGCCCAACCACCTATCTTTTCTACAAAGCCTTTGCGAAATCTAACAAGAGAGCCATCAAACCATCCACCAGCATTGGTGTAGCTTGTACCCTCTCGATCTATCCCAGCCTTAAATTGAAACTTTGCAAAAGGCATTTCATACTAGGCAATACGAATGATAGCTGTCGAGGCGGCTGCGGCTGGAAAGACTATAGTAAAGTCTCCTGCTGTTGATGTTTTGTCTCCACCAAAATCTATGGTTGCTACTGACTTGTCACTGTTAGTATCGTTATAGATCATACATCCTCTAGCTGTCACTGTAGCTGTACTAAAAGTTAAATTCGCAAAATCAGTGAACCCTGTGGTTCCTGAGCTTGTGGGTGCTACCTTAGTAAGGGCAGAACCACCTGATGTGTAATTAGTACCACTTGATTGACCAGTTGTTGTAAATGCAGTTGTGGTAGCTCCAAGTGTTGCTGAACTTGTGTAAAGTGCAAGTTTGAAAGCATTACCATTAGTTGCAAAATTATGAGTAGCAGTCAACAGTTCCTTTTTAAAACTTGTTGTTAATGTTGATGATATTGCCATTTTATTTTAACTCCTTAAAAATCTTTGCTAAATCTTCGTGTCCTTGGCTAGTAAGTAAGTTTTGAATAGTACATCTCTCACTATTGATAGCCTGTTTCATATAATAAAGTATTGTATTGTAAATTGCTAGTTTGTATGCTTCTGCCTGTTGTCTTATATGTGGGGCGGCATTTTCTGATATGCCACAAATTCTATTGGTTAGTTGTTCTGCCCACCATTCAGGGTCATGACCTTTGTTTGTTTCTGTCTTAACAGTTATTAATCCAAGGTTTGATGCACCAAAATCCTCAAGCATTTACCACTCCTTTGGCTCTACTGGACTTGTTTTGTCATCATGCCTGCCTATCAACATAGGCTCTACTGCTTTTTCATTGTAGGTTAATTCACTGTTTTTTCTAACTATAAGCTCATCATTCATAACCAAAGGAAGCATGGGGTCATTCAATCTATGATAGCCATAAAGCTTTTCACTGAGTGGCACACAGGTATCAAGCAATGTAGATGTTTGTGCTATACCTACCTCTATGCCTGCAAACATACACTTAGCCAACCAAAACTCAACACATGCTCTGCCTGATTCTGCAAAGTGTAGGTTGCCTCTATAGGTAAAATCTACACCATAAATTCTTATTGCACCTACTTTATTCCACAGTGCAAAAGCCAAAGCATATGCAACAGTGTTATTGAGGTATGAGCATTGCAAGTCTTGTACAACTTGCTTGACAGGATAAAGCTTTAGATTCTTGCACCTTTTATCAAGCTCACAAGTATAAATAGGCTTATCACCAGTTTTTAGCATTTTAACCATGCCATGTGTTTGACCACCAGCATCATCACTATCTAAAAACCTTGAAGGTGGGTCAAGCATAAAGGTTCTGTCATGGTATATAACAGAGCCTACAGCATTGATACCCCATACCTCATCAAAGTGGTCACCATGAGATGCGGCTAAATTATACTCAAACCAGCTTTTGCCTAAGCCAACAATGGCTACAGTCTTGCCCTCAAGCTTTTTAATTGGCTTTTCTTTTGTGTCTTTTTTATTCAACTTACATTAATTCTAAGAGAGTCATATCGCATTTCATCTCTTGTGTCTCTGCCTTCACCTAGATTTTTAAGTCTAGCAAGGCTCTCTTTAAATCTGATTTCATATTGTGCTATGTCATCAGCAGGTAACTTTAGATATATTGCACCTTCTATGAGGGTGCCATATAACAATGTTTCTTCTGCATTTATTGAAAGCCATGTTGTGCCTGCATCTCCTTGAGTGGTTAAGGATGGAGGCTTGGCAAGATAATGTAATTCTGCTGTGTAGTTTTGATCAGGCTTGGGTGCCACTTCAAAAGTATTGTCATCAAATATTGCATAATACCTTGGTCTGCCAGTGGTACTTGTTGATGGTGCAAACTCCTTAATAAAAGAGTTGTGTTTTAAATCTAAGTAATAATAGCTGTTTGAATCAATAACAGCCAAACTAAATGGAGCCAAGAAATCTGTGGGTGTGGTTAAAAACCTAGAGCTTGATGTAAACAAGCCATCTACATTTTTTCTTTGATTGGGCAGTTGAACACTCTTTAGTATTCTATCTTCTACATTTTCAATAAATGTATTGAGGTTAGCAACAAAGGTTGCCTCATCAGTTTCTAAATAATTTTGAACAGTTGATTTGAGTGTTGCTAATGTTAAGCTCATAAGTTAATTATAACACTAATTAGTGTTAATGGTACCACCCATACCTGAATGATTAGTACAATAATAATAAAGAGTTGGCGCTCCACTTGCAACCTCGATTTGTGTGTATGCACCTGATGAGCCTGCTGTTCCACTGGTTGTTACACCAGTTGTGTACTCTGAGCCACCACCATGTGTGCCATTTGAGGTAGTAGACAACCTTAGGGGATGGCTTGAGTTACTAGAATCAGATTGATCAAATTTATATGTCTGCCCCTCAGTAAAGTTTAAAGTGACTGCTCTTGCACCATCTATATAAAAATAATTTGCACCCAAGTAACTTGCAACTGTAACTGTATAAGTAGTTATAGATGGAGATGGGGAAGGTGATGGAGAAGGTGATGGTGATGGTGATGGTGTGCTTCCAGTGGCACCAGTAATAGCAATGGTTCCTAAAGATGATGTTATTTGTGTTGGTGTTGTAATAAGAGAACCTATAATGCCTAAACCAACATTTGTTCTAACTATAAAATCTGTGGGTATGACTGAGTTATCAGGTCTTGGCTCTCTAACTGCCTGTGGGTCAATAACATTTGTTTTTGGGTCAAGCTGTGGATGTTTGGGTTCATAGCACTCAGGACAGGTCTTTAATCCATTCCATTCTTTCCTTAGTTCTTTAAGAAAATACCTAAAGCCACATCTATCACATATGGCATAAGGGTTTTTGTTGGAGGCAAAAGCCATTACGAATAATTATATGATGATACATCAGGGGTTATTCTTACTGATGCTCTATCCTCATCTTGTGACATGGCTCTTAAAAACTCTTCATCATAAATTTGTTTTAGAAAGCTTGTTCTATCAGGACTTTTCTTGATTGATAGGTAATAAGCCAAACCAGCGGCTAAACAAGGGTAAAACCTAAATGGTATTTCTAATGTGTCTAAGTTTGCATCTGCATCATCCATTCTTGTCAATACATTCATGTGTATTGTGTAGGTTGAGCTTTTATCAGGTGTTGGATAAACACTGATGGTTGGTGTAAGTTGTTTATCTACAAAGAATTGATTTGGTTTGCTTTCTGTACCCTTATCAGGTATTGCTGAATATTCACTCCTAGAAAGCCTAGTCATTTGTATATCTGAGCTTGAACCATTTATGGTTTCTCTCACAAATGCATCTAATACATCTATGGGAGCAGTAGCATTGGTACTATCTATATTGTAAGTAGCTGTGCCATCTTGTGCCATCTACCATAGCCAAAGTTTTAGTGGCTATAGTCCATTGATTAAGACCTCTATTAGACCATTCAGCCAACAAAAGGTTTAAGCTTCTTCTAGCAGTCTTTAAGTCATATGCAGTTCTAAGCTCAAGTCCACATCTTTCAAATGCTTCCTCAATATACTCTGCAACATCTAACTCAAAGTTTTTTGAACTTGATGTAGCCATAAATTATTTCTTGAGCTTGCCACCCCTACCCATTTTCTTGACACCTGACTTTTTGCCCATGCCACCACCAGCCATCTTAACAACACCACCTTTCATCATAGGTACAACAGCACCCTGTCTAGCTCTTCTATTGTTAGAGCCACCAGCAATGTTCTTTTTAATTCCTGATTTATTTTTCTTCATTTTGAATACTCCATCTAATTAAAATATTATCATACTCCTCTTTTGTCCAATTACTATAATAACCTAAGTCAGCTAAATTTTGTGAAGCATTGTTTAATTCTTTTAAACCCTGCATAAACACCATGTTATAAGCATCTTCATACATTGGCTCAAAATCATCTAATTCAACAATGCTTTTAGAGTCGTGATCTTGGTGAAAACCCATTAACCAAAGGTTTTGCTTGCTAAACAAAGTATTAAATAGGTTGAGCCTGTCATCAAACACTTCTACAGGCAGGTCAACATTAAAGTCACAATATATAACCACATCATAGTCTTTTGGAAAATTCAAAGCACACTTAAACAAATCTTCCCAGTAAATATCTTTTGATTTTAGTATCTTTACTTTTTGTTTGTTCCAAGTGTTTTTTGCATAAGGACATGTTGCATGACCATTATTTTGTTTTGTTTCTAAAGCTTCACTTGACCAAGCTCTTATTTCAGATTGTAACTGATCTTGTGTCAGCATTACTTTTTACTTTTTGCAAAAGTTTTTACATTGGTTGGCTTACCACCAACACCTTGCTTTTTTGATCTCTTTCTCTGCACAGCAGATTTGATTTGTGATTTAGTCATCCTATTGGCTGTAGCTTTAGGAACACACTTTGGGTATTTTCTTTTTGAGCCTTTGGTTTTTGATCTGCCACACTTTTTAAAACCACCACCTTTTTTAGGTGAGCCAATATCTACCCAATCTTCTTTGAACCAACTTCTTAGTCCACCACCCTTTGCCATTATGACATTCGCATTTTGGTTTTCTTTGTTCTTGATGGGTCAATGGCACCACATCCTCTTGCAACAAAAGACTTGACAGTACCACCATTGTTCATAAAACCAATTTGGTTTCTTACTTTTTTTGGTAGATTAGGCAAACCTTTATTGCCTGCTGGTATTGGTTTAAAGTCTTTTTTCATAATGCCACCATTTTTTGCATACTTGCCACCCATTTTTTTATACTCTTTGACCATGTATGCATTTGCATATGCACTTGGGTAAACATCAAACTTAGCCTTAGCCTTAGACTTAGCTTTACTATAAAGACTTGGATTTTTTACATTTTTAGGTATTGCCATTTAGCATCTCCATCTTCTTCTAGCCTGCCTTAATCTTGAATTGGGATTCTTAGCCGCTTTCGGAAATTTCTTCATCTGACCTTTACTTCTAGCACAATAAGATTTTCTTCTTGCCTTTTCTGATTTTGTCAGATTCTTCTTTTTAGTTACTGCTGTTTTCAACTTAGAGCCGGGGTTCTTTCTCCTGTGAGCCTTAACACCAGCCTTGGTCATACCAGCACCCTTTTTGGTAGGGCGATAATTTGCACCCTTGCCTTTAGTTGTTTTTGGTATTGGCTTTTGTTTTCTTTCTTTAGCCATATTCAAAAATGTAGCAATGTCGAAACATTGCTACAAAAAATATCAACCATAGCTTTTGATAAGTGTAAGCACAATTACATAAGAGTCACCACTAGAGTGGTCTGCTGTAGTTAGCTTAATATCACCTGTCTTGCCTGTACCTGATGTATTCACCAACCCACCAAATTCAGAAAAATCTTCTGAATCTGCATAGTTAGAATTTAAATCCCAACAAATAGTGTCAGTGTCAGCATCCCATAAAAGCTTGATACTCATGCCAAAAGTTGAGTAACAAATTTTTGCAAGATGTACACCTGTACATGTTTGCCCATTGCTACTTGGATTTAAGGCACTAACATCAACCTTGGTTACTGCTGATTCACCAGTACCATCTGATGTGTTAGTAAATTGAAGCACAGCCAGTCTTTCACTATCTACTATAGTTGTTGAAGTTACTGCATCTGCCATAATTAGCTCCTATTAAGCGTCAGCAAATGGTGTAACTATAGTTCCTGAACCAATTAATAATGAATTGTGTACAAGATAAGTAGCTGTATCAATAGCTGTTACTTGAATAACACTACCAACAATACCACCCTTAGTTGTACCATTCAGAGTCATAACATCATTAGATGCCGCTGGAACAAAAGCTTTCTTGGTACTATCATCAATACCAATGATGACTGCACCTTTAAACTTATCTGTGCCATCAGTCAAAATGTCAAGATCAGAAGCTAGTGTTTCAATATAGAAAAAGAATGAAGCACCAATGTTGTTAGCTTGATTTGGGTCTGTAGGGTCACTTGGTGTGGTTGTAGAAATAGAAGGCAAAGTGAATTTACCATCTGCATCATTACACAACAAGATTTTTCCTGCATGTGCATCCACAGTTAAAGTTGTGTCTGCTGTTAAAGAAACAGAGCTATTAACCCCTGCTGTAATAAATCCTGCCATTGATTTGACCGGACCTGAAAATGTTGATTTAGCCATAATGTTCTCCTAACTAAATGTAGCTGTTCCATCTTTGGAGTAAGTCTGCCAAGTCAGTTGAAACAACAAGTTACCTTGGTTTCAAATTAGTATAGCAAAGATGTCTTTTGGATGTAAGTTTAATTTATGCTTGTAATAAGTATTAATATATGTTAATATCAACATATACA